TAAAGTTGCAATCATGACAACTCTTTCAAAAAGAGAGCAAGGGTTATTAGCTGGATGGCCTCAGTTTTGCGAGTGGGTTACAAGCACAAACAACCGCATTTATGTTGGTTGGTTTGGTGTCTTGATGATCCCATGCCTATTGGCCGCAACAACTTGCTTCATCATAGCTTTTATCGCTGCTCCTCCTGTCGATATTGACGGGATCCGTGAACCAGTCGCAGGTTCATTCTTGTATGGAAACAACATCATCTCTGGTGCTGTCGTTCCATCTTCCAATGCTATTGGACTACACTTCTATCCCATCTGGGAAGCTGCTACTCTAGATGAGTGGTTGTATAATGGAGGTCCATATCAATTGGTTATCTTCCACTTCCTTATTGGAATCTCTGCCTACATGGGTAGACAGTGGGAGTTATCATATCGTTTAGGTATGAGACCTTGGATCTGTGTTGCATATTCTGCACCAGTATCTGCTGCGTTTGCTGTATTCTTAGTCTATCCATTCGGACAGGGGTCATTCTCTGACGGAATGCCACTAGGTATATCAGGTACATTCAACTTCATGTTTGTATTCCAAGCAGAGCACAACATATTAATGCACCCCTTCCATATGGCAGGTGTAGCAGGTATGTTTGGTGGAGCACTCTTTAGTGCTATGCACGGTTCTCTTGTTACTTCTTCTCTAATCAGAGAGACAACAGAAACTGAGTCACAGAACTATGGTTACAAATTTGGTCAAGAAACAGAGACCTACAACATCGTTGCTGCTCATGGATACTTCGGTAGATTAATCTTCCAGTATGCATCATTCAACAACTCAAGAAGTTTACACTTCTTCCTTGCTGTATTCCCTGTGGTCTGTGTATGGTTAACCTCTATGGGTATCTGTACAATGGCATTCAACCTTAATGGATTTAACTTCAACCAAAGTGTCGTAGATGCTAACGGTAAAGTTGTTCCTACATGGGGAGATGTTCTTAACAGAGCAAACCTAGGTATGGAAGTTATGCATGAAAGAAATGCACACAACTTCCCACTTGACTTAGCAAGTGCTGAGTCCACAACAGTTGCACTGACAGCACCTTCAATAGGTTGACACTGTTAGTAAACTAAGATATAATGAGGGGAAATCTTGCCCCTCATTTTTTTATGCGATTAAATATAATCAAATCGGTAACAACATGAACCCAAACGAGAACCCTTTCTGGGGAGAACCAGTTCCAACAGATCTATGGGATGACATGGACAAACTCAATGAACTGTACGAAGAATTAGGATGGGATCATATAGATTACTTAGAGATGAAGATCGAAGGTAATCACATTACGATCAGAAACAAATCAAGGGAGGGCAGATGACCAAGACCTACAAAAAGAAACAAGTCAAACCTTCTTGGATTGCTGAGTTCCCATTCTCAACTTTAGGGAATGATACTTACACCAAGGCAGAGGTGGATGCTCTCATTAAGTATGCTATTGAGGAAGCAAGAAAGATTGACGAAGAATCGATGCGTAAGCATAACAGAGACGCTACTGTCATCAGTATGATATTAGGGTTCACCGCACTCGCACTATTCGTAGATGGTTTGCTAAGATTATTAGGTATCATTCCTCCATTCATGCAAATTGATATTGATGTACTCGATAAGATTGTAGATAGAGTAGAGGTTGATGTCATAGATAAAATAAAACAATTACCAATTCAAAAAATATTACAATATGGGAAGTGAAATGTATGCGATAAGAGATCTCCTCTTATCTTGTCCACCTGTGTATACTTTACCAGGTACATGGACTAAATGTAATGCAATCATACCACATTACAATGCCGATCCAAACATTACGTTTGGTATATCAATTCTAGTGATACTATTATTACTAGCAGGTTTTGGAGTGTACAGAGCATTCTTTAACAACAAAGAGTTAACAGACCCTTGGGATGATCACGATGATTAGTTTCTTACTTTTTAATGCAGGTTTTTTAAACCTCTTATTTTATATCTTTGCGATTGGATTTGTAATCTCACTAGTATTAGAACAAGTTCTTAAGTTCAGACCTCTATCTGTTGACGCATCAATGAATGAGAGAAACATGTACATCGTACAGAGCAACAGAAGATACTGTTGGAGACAGGCATGGGTGACCAATTTGTTCTGGTTCCTATGTAACATCGGTTTGTATATCATATCAAGAAACATGCAGACACCATCGGATACTTTTTGGAATGGAATATGAAAATAGATACACAGGGTATGTCATTTGGGGATGGTAAGAGTGGCAGAACTCTTGAAGAGCAGCGTGCTGCTATCCCTCCTTTCAATCCTCCTAAGTTAAATATAATTAGTGATGCACTCAAGATAGAACTCAAAGATCTTATCAATGAGGTGCTAGATGAGAGAGAACACGAAAAGAAACTGGAAGGTCCTTATGATTTTCCAGAAGATGAATCAGATGAGTGGCTTTATAGGGGGACATATTGATGCAGTTTCATGGAAGAGATATACAACGTATGCTTCATGCGTGTGAGTATTATGCTGCTGTGGTTCGTACACAGGATGCAACCTTAGGATATCATTACGACAAGACTATCAGTAAGATAAAAGATTATGCACAAGAGATGGACTGCCCTGACTGTTGGGATCCAGAAAGCACATGTAATATAGAAGCACACTATCCGAAAACGTGGGACTGATTACCAGAAAGTCGGAAAAAAAATTCGGGTAATTTTTTACCCCTTAGATTTTTATGTTGATTTGGAATTCAAATTATATAATGCCTTCTGATCTGAAGGATAGGATAAAGAATGCAATAGAGGAAGATCATCTAGATAAGACCAGATTTTATTCCTCTTTTCAATCGGGAGATAAGTTCTCTGATTTATTAATTCCTTACTATTCTGAGGTCATCAAGGATATGATGTCAGACTTGGGGATGTTCAAGAGATCCCAGTATGATTTTAGTTTGTGGTGTCAGATGTATAACTCAGACACTGATAGTCACCCACTTCATGCACACTTCACTAGCAATGAGATCATATCCTTTACACATATCATTGACGCAACTAAACAGAGTTGCTTCTACTTCATAGACGATGATAACAATAAGATATACCCCACACATCAAGAGAGTGGAGACATCTTTGCCTTCCCTCCATGGAGATTACATGGTGTTGATCCAGTAAAAGAGGAGGGTGTTGACAGATTGATCGTAGCAGGTAATATAATGTTGAGATCATATCATAGACCAGAAGATAAAGTATCAGCATATTCTGAGAAGATAGGTAGAGGTCAATGTATATGGAGGTATCATGATTAAAGAATGTCCAGTATGTCAATCACGTTGGTTGGATGATCAACTGTACTGGGCTACAGGTAAGGAAGGATGCCCACATGACCTTGCAGGTCTACTGTGTAATGATATCAAGGATGATGCCTGTATAAATCCTTGTAAAGGTTCTACGTCTGGTCAGACGTGGGAGAAACGAAGACTATTCAACAACGAGGAATTCTAATGACTTGTGGAGATCACGAAAAGATGAACCCAGTTTCACATGCTTTGTATCATGTGAAAGAATGGGATAAGAAAGTGGCAAAGAAGATCCAGAACAAGTTTAACTTGTCTGATTATCAAATGCTTTGCCTTGCATTCGCTAAAGGATTTGTTATTGGTGCTATACTATTATGAAGGAGTTTAAAATTCCAGTTGCTATGATTACATTCCTTGCTGCTCAAGCGGGTGGTATGGTTTGGTTTTTATCAGGCATACAGAATAGAGTTTCACTTCTTGAAGGACAACGACTTAACAATGTGGAAGTCACAGCAAGTGAGAACAGAAGATATATCAGAGAGGTTATCATGCCTTCTTATAATATTAGTGACGCATGGTACAACCCACACTATAAAATGTGGTTAGAACAAGGTGGTTGGTCTGAAGTCAGAGAATGCAAACACGACTAGGCATAATTACTTAGTCTATGCTATAAATAGTATTGTACTTTGAAAGAGTTCAATGAGAAACCTCCCTCTCAAATCATCCTGTATCATCTTCGGAATTATATTTGGTACAGGTTGGTTTTTAATACCAATCGCATGGCAGCATCCAATTATTGTGTGACCAACACAATCCTCGCAGTGACGTGATTTATATGCTTAAATAAGACTAATTAATATAAAATATTAGAATATGTTATCAACAGCATACCGCCTACGGTTAGTGGGTATCTGTAAAGCAATCGCTGCAGAACAAGAAGTAAGTTTGGATGATATGATATGGGCAGAGAAATTATCAAAAAGGAATACATCAGCACGAGGTATGCTGAGTCAAGCAAGAAGGTTGACAACTGATGAAGATGGTTCCTGTTTAAAGTTCCTAGACCTAGGAGATCCTAAGTCAAACAAGAAAGGATTTAGTGGTGCTGATGACATAGCAGATTGGTTTCAGAATAAACGTAGTGACGATTGGAGACAAAGGGATTGACAACTGTAGTACATAGTGTTAATATAATGGTATTCACATTAGTAGCAGCAGTATCCTTTGTGATCTATGCAATACTAACTTACGATGATTAAAATAGTCACTAAAAGAATCTTATACATTGCTACACTTGGTGGTATATTGACCATGTGTGGTACAGCACCCATAACACCACCACCTGCAGAAGCATGTAGTCCTCGTCTGGATGGGCAAGAAACTTATTGTCCTCCTTGGGATGAGGAAATAAAACTACCAAGGGAAGAGATTAGAGGTGAGATAGATGTTTATGATGCTACTCATTGGTTGTCCATACAGCACATGTTTATGAGGAATGCCAGAAGAGAACAGATAGAAAAGAACATGACCCAACCCGATGACGCATTAGATAGTGCACTAGAAGAGTATTTTGCAAATGAGTGAGAGTAAAGACCGTATTGTAAAACGCATAGAAGAACTTGCTGTATTGTTAGATGGATCTTGTCAGAGGATCACCACAGCAGACTCTATGGGTCGCCAATCCAAGAAGATTGTGGTAGAATATGATGTAACAGATAATAAATAGTTCTGTATCATGAGGTACGATTATGAAAAGTATAGAAGACCACATTAAAAAAGATCAAGAGATCATTAGTGATCCATTAGCAAATCCTGCTGCTCGCAGACATGCTAAAGAAGAACTCCATGAAC